GAGTTCGCAGCACCCGATACGACCACCGAAGAGGAGGCTGGAGACCGTGAACTATGGCAGAAGGTGCATCCCGGTATCGGTACACTCACCGATTTGGAGACCATTGAAAACAACTTCAACCGTCTCCCTCTTCCTCAGTTCCGTCGTGAGTATCTAGGGCTTTGGGCTGAGGACTTCTCACGCTCTGCAATCGACATGCAGAAGTGGGCAGATGCTGCGTCTGACTTTGTCAAGAAGCCGGAGCACTTCACGCTCGCCTTCGATGTCGCAGTCGATGGTAGCGTCGCTGCGATTGCTGCAGCTTGGCGTGTAGATGGTAAGGCTTTCGTGGAGATAGTAGACCATAAGCAGGGCACCGAGTGGCTCGTCCCGAGACTCAATGAGCTGGCACGTCGCTACCGTTGCACGATTGCACACGACACTGTCGGCGCAGCTTTGGTGGAAGCGGAGGCTCTGAACCGTCTCCGTCCACGTCCACGAGTGCAGCCACTCGCCTACAAAGACCTCTCTCCGGGGTGTGCACGCTTTATGAAGGACTTACTGGAGGGCAATCTGACACACTTTGACCAGCCATCGCTCAATGAGGCTGCGCGTAAAGCAGTGAAACGACCCCTCGGGGAGAACGGTTGGGCGTGGACACGCCGTAATTCAGATGGAGATATAGCCCCACTTGTGGCGTCTACGATGGCTCTAAGGGCTTATGACAATATGAAGACACCTCAAAAGATGGTTATTGTTTCATCAAAAACTTGATAAGTATGGTATAGAATGGGCGCGTGGGTATTCGTAACGCTTTGAGACTTATTGAGTCCGGCGACCAACTGCATGAGCGTAGCCTTACGCCTAACCAAGGCATCGTCTCGCCTTGGGTGCAGTCGCAGTTATCGCAGGTAGTGTGGTCAGACGTCTTTGGCTCTGAGGCTAACATCGTCTCACGCGCCGATGCAATGACCATCCCAGCCGTTGCTAAGGCTCGCCAAATCTTGGTCTCCACTATTGCACGCTTCCCACTCATCGCTCTTGACGCTGAGGATAACCCTGTAAGCGTCCCATGGCTACAGGCTACAGACGGCGAGGTGTCCCCGTGGCACCGCATGGCTTGGACTATTGACGACTTGGTGATGTCGGGGTGGTCTCTATGGGGTGTAGAACGCGACGACTCCGGCGTCATCATCAAGGCAGACCGCTGCCCGATTGAACGCTGGCACATAAACAACGATGGAAACATCGTAATTGACGACCAAATCGCAGAGGCTGACAGCGTCATCCTCATCCCTGCACCCTTCGAGGGGCTCCTGAAGGTCGCATCTCGCACGCTCAAGGGTGGTGCAAAGCTTGAAAATAGCTGGGTTGGTAAGGCAACTAACCCCATCCCAGCCATCGAACTACACGCCACAACAGACGACCCCCTCGAACTGGACGAAGTGCAGGCACTCGTACAGGCTTGGGCAGATGCTCGCTCCGACGTAAATGGTGCAATCGCATTTACACCTCACAATATTGAGGCACGCGCTCACGGTAATGCAGAGCCTTCTCTGCTAATCGAGGGTCGCAATTTCTTACGCATTGACGTCGGCGCGTTTCTTGGTATCCCTGCAGCTCTCATGGATGCATCCCTCTCCACTGCTTCGCTGACCTACAGCACGCAGGAAGGGCAGCGTAATGAGTTCGCTGACTTCACTCTTCCCTACTGGATGGAACCAATCCAGCAACGTCTCAGCCTCGATGACGTAGTGCCCTCCGGTGTGCGCATCCGCTTCGACATGAGCGACCTATTTACGACCACTCCAAGCCCCACAAGCCCACCTGCAGAGGACTAGAAACATGGCTAAAGACGTACAGATTGAGGCTGGAAGCCTCTACGCAAACGCTGAAGACCGCATCGTCTCGGGTCTTTTGCTCCCTTATGGTGAGATTGGACAGACCAATCTGGGACGTTTCAGCATCGAAGCTGGCACTGTAAACATCCCATCAGACCCTGATGTGGTCACTCTGAACGTAGACCACAACCGTGAAGAGCCTGTCGGACGAGCAACGGAGCTTAGTGAGACCGCTGCAGGCATCGTAGGTACTTTCAAGATTGCACAGACTGAAGAGGGAGACCAGCTCCTCGCAGAGATTGCAGACGGCACTCGTGCGAAGCTCTCCGCTGAAGTTAAGAATGTAGTCATCCGTGCACGCAAAGCAGTCTCCGGCTCCCTCTTCGGTGCAGCCGTAGTTGCTCAAGGCGCGTTTCCTTCCGCTGCACTCCTCGCAGAGTTCGCTGAAGACACAGACCCTACAGAGGAAGAGGAGACCGTGGCAGAAGACACCACACTCGAAGCAGAAGTCTTGGAAGTCCTGCCCACCGTGGACGGCACTGAAGAGATTATCGTCGATGAGAAGCCTGAAGAGGTCATCGTGGACGTAGTAGACCCTGAGACCGGCGAGACCGAAGAGGTCAAGTTTGTCCCAGAAACCGAAGCAACACCCGACAACCAAGGAGATAACCCAATGGGCGCAGCATCTGCACCTGAGACCCTGCAGGCACACAAGGCTGCACCTGCATCACAGGGACTCGCTACCGTAGTAAACCACCTGAGTGAAGCAGCCAAGTCCGGCTCTCGCTCACTATTCGCTGAGATTGCACAGCGTGAGGACGCTAAGGCTGTCACCTCGCTCTTCGCAGCTCTTGAGGACATCGCTTTCGACGGCTCCGGCTCCGTAGGTGTAAACACCGCGCAGCCTCAGTGGTTGGGCGAGCTCTGGGGAGGACGCACTTACGAGCGTAAGTACATCCCACTCATCGGCTCCGGTGCTCTCACCGCTCTCACCATGGAAGCATGGAAGTGGAACGCTAAGCCATCCGTAGCTGCATGGGCTGGAAACAAGGCTGCAATCCCATCCAACGAGCCATCGACCACCCCCGTAACCGTCACTGGACAGCGTTACGCCGGCGGACATGACTGGTCTCGTGAGTTCCGCGATTTCGGACGTACCGATGTTATCGAGTCAGCTCTCCGTGCAATGACCGAAAGCTACGCAAAGGTCACTGACATCGCTACCATCGACGCCCTCATCGCAGGTGCTACCGATGTCGAGGCTGGAACTGCTACCACTCAGGTAGCTTGGAACCGCATCATGGACGGTGTAGAAGCAATCATCGACACCGCAGTGCCCACGTTCGCAGTAGTCGCTTCAGACCTGTACCGTGAGCTCGTCATGACCACCTCTAACGACTCGCTCGCTTACCTGAACGCTTCCTTGGGTCTCGAAGCTGGAACCGCTGCAGGCTTCAGCATCATCCCATCGAGCGAGCTCGAAGCTGGCACCGTCCTCGTAGGTGCTCGTGAAGCTGCAGTATCCTACGAACTCGGTGGCTCGCCCATCCGCGTAGAAGCTGAAGCTATCTCCGTAGGTGGCTTCGACATCGGTCTCTTCGGATACCACGCCATCAACGTAGTAAACGCTGGTGCTCTTGCTCTGGTTGCTCCTGCAGCCTAAGCAGTAAACCCGAGAGGGGGGTCAATCCGTACCCCTGCGGAGCCCCCCTCTCAACCCCCTAACACTTGAAAGGAGCCACACATGGCTATCATCCCAGTCATTGACCTAGGCTCCCTATGGGTAGGCGACGTACCTACCTCCCCCACACGCGCCGATTTCGTAGATGAAGTAGGCTCCCCCGTCGCCGTTGGAGAGTACAGCTCATGGAGCGCATACATGCTATCCCCGGAGATGGAAGTACTCGGTGAGCTTGAAGGCGAAGACCACGGCAATCACCTCGATTTCACTTGGTATGAAACGACCATCCTAGAGACATCCGGCGTTTACACCATCGTCATCACCTTCTTTGACCTTCTCGGCGTAGAGGTACAGTGCGAGCCTTTCAAGTTTGTCGTGCAAGAGATAAACGGATGGCTTTCCCTAGAGATGGCACGCGCACAGTGGGCAGACGCTCCACTCGATGACGTCTTCCTCGCACAGATTTTAGATGCTGCTAAGCTGCAGTGCATCGCATACGCTCCAGCTCTCGCAGCCGGTGCTCTCGTCCCAGTGAACTACTTACACGCGCAGCTCATGCAGGCTCGTGCCCTGTATCAGAGCGTCATCGCTAATCAGCAGGACAATGTAGGCGTGGACGGCTTCCAAGTTCGCGTATTCCCCCTAGACTTCACCATCCGCGCTCTGCTGCGTCCTAAGCGTGCCATTGGGGGAATGTACTAATGTCAGTACGTTCAGAGCTCGCAGACGCTCTCAAGCCCCTCCTACCGGCTACTGTCAAAATCATTGACGTGCCTCGCAGCATCGACGGCATGGAGTCCAAGCGTCCAGTGGTCTTGCTCTACCGTGAGAGCCGTGCAAAGGCTCCAAACGCTCTCGGAGATTACTTCGACACTTTTGCCCTGTATGTAGTCACTCCCGGCGTAGACGTGCGCCGTTCAGAGGATGCACTCGACGACACCCTAGACGCCGTAATCGACGCGCTAGACGGTGTTAAGTGGGTGCAGTGGACTACTGCAGAGCGTTCAGTGTTCGGGGATAACCAAGCCCCGGCATACAAAATAACCCTAACCATCGTTTACAACAAGTAAGGATAACCCTCATGGCACAGATTGCCGTACAGCCTATCTACCTGAAGGACGTAGTCCTAACAGTCGATGGCGACACATACGAGAAGCACGTCTCCGGCGTAACTTTCACCCCCTCCGTCACTTCTGCAACTTGGAAGGGTCTTGAGCCCACCGCAGTCTTCACCAATGTGGGCTCGTCCACTTGGATGATTGACCTCGCATACGCGCAGGACTGGGAGACCGCTGACAGCCTTTCCGCTTACCTCTTCGACAACGAAGGCGCAGAAATCACTCTGAGCTTCGTCCCCGTCTCCGGTGGTGGCACTTGGTCTGCAACCGTCATCATCGTTCCCGGTGCCGTAGGTGGCGCAGTAGACAGCTACGCTACTGCAACCGTAAGCCTCCCTGTACAGGGTCGCCCCACCTTCACGCCTGCAGTTTAGTTGAGGTGCTCTCGTGAGCAACCAAAACGGGATTATTTGGCAGTCTAAAGAGCTACAAGCAGCCGTACTAGGGCTCAAGATAGTTGAGAAAGACCTGCGTAAAGAAATCCTGAAACGCTCACGAGAGCTCATCCTCAAAGACTGGACGGATGCCGTATCGGACGAGATTAGCATGGTAGGCGGAGACGTCTACGCTACTCGTCTAACGATGCGAAACACCCGTGTGAAGGTCGGCACGCAGGGCTTCGCTCTGCAAGCAGCTACAAGAGGCACCAAGGCAACATCGGGAGGACTCATCTCCTCAGTGCACTACTATCTAGCAGAGTTCGGTGCAGATAAGAAGGTCGTGCCAGTCAAGGGGCGACGTGGAGCCACAAGATACGACTATATGCGCACAGTCAATACAGGCTTTCAGCGACGCGTCAAAAATGGACGCTATGCCTACAAAGCAGCCGGTAAGATTATGACGAGAACCATCGCGCTTTACACACAGACCACGATACAGATGATATACAAGGCTTTCGAGGGAGGCTAAGCAATGGCTGGCATCAACATTGACGCCGATTTAGGTGTCAGAGGCTTCCTCAAAGGCACTAAAGACATGGAGGAGGCACTCCAAGACGTCTCCGATGAGCTCGAAGATACCGCCAAAGAAGGCGATAAAGGGCTCGAAAAGCTCTCAGATAAGCTCGCAGAGGCTGCAAAAGCAGCCAAAAAAGCCGGTGATGACATCGAAAAGAGTGTCGGAGGAGGCACTAAAAGGGGTGCAGCGCAGGCTGTAGACGCCACTGAGACCGTCCAAAAGGAAGCAGTAGCTAACCTTTCGGAGACCGTATCCAGCTTCGACGGCACTGTATCCAGCTTTGCCGGTGCCATTCAGGGCACTTTGGGCGGAATTATCCAAGATTTGTCCGGTATGGGGCTCGCTCTCGGTGTAGCCGGTGCCGTAGGTGTCGGATACCTCATCAAAGAGTTCGAGAAGGCTGAAATAGACGCCGAACGCATGAAAGAGCGTATCGGGCTCATGGCAGAGCAACTTATCGAGACCGGAGATGTCTCTCTAAGCTTCGTTATTGACCAAATGAAGCAGCTCGCAAGTGAGACTGAAGACGGTGTAACTAACCTTTCAGACCTTGCACAGATTGCAAATGCAGCCGAGGAGTCACTCGGAGCACTCGCCACAGCCTACGCAGGAGACGCTAAAGGGCTCAAGCAGCTCGTAGAGCAAAAAAAGGCACAGCTCAAGGTCGAAAAGGATACCGCTGAGGCTCTCAAGGCTGCTAACGGCGAAATGGACGCAGGAGCCCTTGCAGCGCAGGGTAAAGCCCAAGCCACGCAGGTCTATGTAGAGAAGCTAGACGCTGCAGCCAAGGGTGCTGAAGAGGCACAGAAGGCTGAAGAGGACTGGCTCGCAGCCGGTGGTGAGGAAATGCTCACCAAGCAGGCAATGGTCGAGAGCATAAACACTGCATACGACGACGCTGCAGGCTCTGTAGATGACTTTGTGAACGAAGAGTCTAAAATCTTCGACGTTGAGGCATATCTCACCGCTATGCACGAGCGTGAAACGGCTCTCAAGAATTACCAAGAGACACTAACGACTTCAGGGCTCTCAAATGAGGCGATGAACTTCCTAAATGAGCAGGGTGTCGAAGCAGCATCCCAGATGCTCGCAGGATACCAATCCTCAAGCCCCGAAACTAAGAAAGAGTTAGACCGTATTTGGAGCGAAGCCTCTAAAGAAGCATCCGGCTCTGTACAGACCGAGCTAGACAAGGTCATCAAAAAGAAGCAGACAGCTACCATCGGCGTCGATGTAGAAACGCAGCAAGCCATCAAAGACTTAGAGCAAATTACAAAAGACCGCGCCGTAAAGGTCACGATTGACTGGCGCGACAAGTATGGAAAGCCGGTCTACTAATGACATACACACAGCCCGTCATCACGTCCGACGTGGGCACATTCAGCCCTCTCCTACGCATGTCTGCATCTGCAACCATCTCCAGCCGTAACATAATCCACGACCTCATCGGTGGAGGCGTAGCCGTAACCTTCGGCGGAGACGCTAAAGCAACCTCAACCCTAGAGATGCTCTTCACATCCGAAGCAGACAGCCTCGACGCCTACACGCAGCTCAACACGGGGCACATCTTTGAGCTCACAGACTACTCAAAGACGTCCACCTCGACCTACTTTGTCATCTCCGGCTCAATCACTCGCACATACGTCCCAGACACAGATGATACTTGGACGATTAGCTGCGACATTCAGGAAGTCACCCCCTAATGCCTGCATTATCCAAGCACTATGCTCTGCTTGATTTCGACCCCGGTAATCCTTTATCGGTGCCCATCGAGCCCATCAGTGTAGACGTCACAGTCGATGAGGCTTGGGCTCCCTACTGTCAAGCAACGGTAATAATCCCTAACGATGTCGCTCCCTACGAGCTCGACCCCCGAAATGCTACCTTTTTAGGGCTTCGTCTTCAGCAAGATTTCGGAGACCTCATATATAACAAAGAGATAACGGCAGACTATGCCGGAGACGTCTCTGCAATCACTGCAGCCTTCGGTGGTGACGTCTCAGACATCACACGCGCATACTCCAAGCCTTGGAACGTCTTTGAGACAGCTCTACCCATCTCAACCGTCACCGCAGCTTACGGTGGCGACGTCTCAGACCTTACTGCAGCCGATTTGATGGAAGTATGGCGCATGAGCGACTTCCTCCACTCCTCCGGCACGTTTAACCCTGCCCCGTCCACCATATTCGACGGCTACCTCATGCTGCGAAAAGTAACCAAAGACTACGTCACAAAGCAGACCACCCTAGAGCTCACCTCTCACGAAGCCATCCTCCAAGACTCAATCGGCTACCCCTCAGACCTCATCTTCACCTACACAAGCCTCCGAAGCATCATAAATTATGTGCTTAGCACCACCATCGGAGCATTCACACAGCTGCAACCCGGCGCAGCTGACTACACATACAGCCCTGCCTACGGCTTCGCATGGTACCCAAATCAGACAGCTTGGGACATCCTCAATGCTCTCGTAACTGCAGCTAACCTAGTGCTCTACTGCGACGAAAAGGGTGATTGGTACCTCAACGAAGTAGGAGCCACATCCGGCGACCTCTACCTCAAAGATGATGACAACATCACGACGCTTTCGACGGTCATTGACCGTAATAGCCCGTCATTCTTTGACTATGCCGTCGTTGAATATATCCCCAATGATAACGTGCCCTCATATGACACTTTTGGCACCTCCGGCTTCGATATTTCCAAGGATGCCTATTTCAAGATTGAAGGCATGAACGACCCCGGCGGAAACGCTGCACAGTCGCTCGTATGGCGTGCCGAAACTCGTGGCATCATCTACAGCGTCGAAGCAATCTCAAACTATGACGCAAGACCGCGTCAAAACATGACCATAGACATAACTGATGAGGCAGTCAAAACTGCAATCATTCAATCTATATCTTGGTCTCTCCCATCCGCTAGAATGTCTGTAGACATTCGAGACCTACAGGAAGTAATCTAATGGCTACAGGAGCACCCGGCACTAACGGCGTCTGGCAGTATGGAGAAGATGACTCCGAGGCAACATTCTCGGCTCTTCTCAATAAGGCTGCAAGCACTACAGACACTCAAATCGGTGCAGACCGTACACGATTGACTGCTCTCGAAGCTGCAGGACGCGTTGTGCAAGTTGTCACATCCAGCGTCACCACTGCGTTTAGCACTACTTCAGTAAGCTTTGTAAACACCAACCTTTACGCGACTATCACACCCAAAAGCTCAAGTAACAAAATCCTAGTAATTGTTAGCGCATCTGGAGCACCAACAGCCGGAGGTAACGGCATGGTGACGAGCGTACATCGTGGAGGCGTAGCCGGAACTAACTTAGGTAATGGCGACCTAGGGCTTCACTACTGGTATTCGGCTTCCGCAACCGTTACAAATGGTCACGTTTCTGTATATGACTCTCCAGCCACAACATCGGCAACGAGTTACTATTACACGGCACGCTCTTGGAATGCCGGAGTTGGCTCAACTCCTGTTTATGGAACGTCTAAAGCGACAATAACTCTTATTGAGGTAAAGGGATAACATGGATATTTCACTCATTCTTGCAACAAATTACCCCGGGACTCAATGGGCTCTTTCTGGAAATGAATACTCTGGTCTTGAATGGCTCGATGAGTCGCCTAAGCCAACTAAAGCATCTTTAGAGAAGCAATGGGCAGACGTAGAGTACAAGTCCGAAGTAGCTAAAGTCTCTGAACTGCGACGCGCAGCCTACACCGTAGAGAGTGACCCTCTCGCCTTCAAGTATCAAGAGACCGAGCTGCCAGAAGATAAGCAGGCATGGCTCGCAAAGAAGGCAGAAATACAGGCACGCTACCCCGAGCCAGAAGCTCCGGTGAAGTAATGAGTATTGACAACTGCCCACCCATGAGCCTCGCCGAGTTTGAGGCAATCCCAGACGGCACCACCGTATTCAATCACGGCGCATCTGAATGTGTAGCCCTCGCTAACCAATTCAACGAAGGCGTCCTCGGAGGTGGTTTCGTAGCTGTAGGCTCTGCACTCGATTGGTGGACTAATCCACGCGTAGCAGACGTACACGGCTTCACACGCATCACAGAGAACCCACAGCACGGAGACCTCTTCGTAGCCTCCTGCGAGCTCTACGACTGCACATTCGGGCACATCGGCTATGTCGTGCGAGGCTGGGACGGCACCACCTTCGGCACCATCGAGCAAAACGCAGGCATCCCTAACGCTGTAACGCGCCATAACCGCACTATGGCGAACGTAGACGGCTTCCTGCGTACTGTACGTCAAGACATCGTAAACCCGGCTCCTGCACCCACTCCAGAGCCTCCTGCACCCACTCCAGCCGGTAATGTGTACGTTGTCCAGCCCGGAGATACCCTCTCCGAGATTGGCGACGCTCTCGGCATGAACTGGGTAGACCTCTACGAAGCTAATCGTGACGTAGTAGGCGATAACCCTAACCTCATCTTCCCCGGTCAGGAGCTGCGTTACTAATGGCTGCCACGACTCCAGTGCCAGACATCGGCGCAATCATCCCCAGCGTTAGAGGCAGAAAGATTGCTTATGCGCTCTTTGCTCTCGTATCGTTCGCTGTAGGTAACGCTGCAGTCTTTTGTGCCATCACTATGGACTCCGTCCCCGTGTGGCTAGTAGGGCTCACCGCTGTCATCTCGAACTCGGCTCCTGCGTTTGCAGGTGTCGCAATCGCTAACGCAAAGACGCCGGAATAATGGCAGAAGATACGGCTCAAATCACGCTGCGTGAAGTGTATGACCTAGTGCTCGAACTCAAGACAGAGATGAGCCCTACTCCTTCATTACTGCGTGACCATGAAGACCGTATTCGTGACCTTGAGCGTAAGGTGTGGTCATATTCTGGCATCTCTGCAGTCGCTGCAGTGGTGTTATCTCAGGTTGTTACAGCCCTCTTGAAGTAGGCGCGACACGCCCGAGAATATCTCCACTTGACAATGCGTTACAATGTAATACACTGGAGACATACAGCAAGACCGCCAAGCAAAGGACAGCCAAATGAACACCACAACCACCAACACAAAGGAGGGCTCAGTGCTCCCAACAATCAACACCACCTTCACCTACAAAAACAACATCTACACCGTTGTAGAGGTGGGTGTACTCTCACTCACAGCTCGCCGTGAAGGCGCACTCTACAACACCGTCTTTGACGGTACTTCCATCCCAGTAGACCCAGAAGGGTCTAACACCATCACCAAACTTACTCACCCCCACTTCTTTAAGAAGTAGGGGGTGGGTTACCCCACCACCTCAAACGCCAAGCAAAGGAAAACCATGAACATCAACAGCTCAAAAGCAACCATCTCCCTCGACTTCAAACTCGTAGACATCTTCGACATGGTCATCGACGAAGTACTCGGCACAGACCAACTTAACCAAATCGCTCTCACCCTCCTCAACAACAAGAGCGACTCAGACGTCCAGCTCCTCATCGACTCTGCAGAGTTCATGCAGTCACTCCGAGACCAGCTCCGCTAATGCGCATACAACTAGACGCCGACACAGACAAGAAGCTAAACGACGCCATCAAAGCCCAGCCCAAGATGCTCGACGAGCTACAAGCCAAATATGAGCTCACAGACCACAGCATCGAAGCCCTAGTCGAAGTACTATCCGCCAAATATAGAGAGATAATCGCATCATGAATAACCGCAGCATACGCATCCCAGAAGACCTCCTCTATGCCCTGCAGCTCATCGCAGAGCAAGAAGACCGCAGCGTCTCCGACTGCATCCGCCAAGCCATCAAGCAATATGCCTCTAGGATGCTCTCATGATGGCAATCCTATGCGAGAACCATAAATACTTATGGGGACGCCTACCCCTCGACCACATCATCGAGTTCGTCGCCTTTGTAGGCTGCGAAACTTGCTACACAGAACAGGACTAAACCATGGCTAACTTCAACCTCAACGAATACGACACCGTCGCATCACGCATCGGCAAATTCTGGAAAGACCACCCACAGGGTCGCATCCACACCGAAATCGTCTCAATCACAGACACTGGAGGCATCTTCAAGGCATCCATCTACACAGACCGCGAAGACGAACGACCCGTCACAGTAGATTACGCTGAAGAGGTCAAAGGCTCCAACCCTGTAAACCGCACATCTTGGGTCGAGAATGGGCTCACGTCGGCAATCGGGCGAGCACTTGCAGACCTCAACTATGCTACAAAGAACCGTCCATCGCGTGAAGAGATGGAAAAGGTCGCACGAGCTGCAGAGCCTTGGGCTCCACCCAAGAAGACAGAGTGGTAAGGGAAGAGCCCTAGGGAACTCAACTCACCTAGGGCTCTCTCGTCGCCAAACGAAACACCGGAAACCATGCACCGGCTTATAGAAAGTATAACTCACGATGACTGATTACACAGCCTTCAACGTCACACCTGCAGACCAGCAACAGCTTCACGATTTCTTTCCAGACCTCTACGAAGCCCCAGTCTTCTACGACACCGAGCAACTCCTCGACGCAGACCCCAACGACACACTAGAAACCATCTTTCTCAAACGTAACGACGGAGTGCATGCCATCTATCCCGGCTCTCACGTTGCCCTCTACGGTGAGCCCGGCTCAGGTAAGACTATGCTCGCCAAGTTCGCCACCATGCAAGCCCTCAACGCAGGGCACAAAGTGGCACACATCGACATTGACGACAACCGTAAAGAAATCATCGCCCACGACGTCCACAAGTTCGGGGCAGAACGTGAACACATGCTCGCACATTGGCGACTAGCCCAACCCGACTCTATAGACCGTCTCAATAGCCTCTGGGAGCGTCTCATAGCCGACGAATACAGCCTTGTGATAGTAGACAGCATGGCAAGCTTAGAGGGGCTTACAAGCGCAGACGCCAATATGGGGCTTGACTTCGTGCAGCGCATCTACCTGCCCTACATCAAACGCCTTATGAACGCAGGATGTGCCGTCATCAGCATCGACCACACAGGCAAAGACCGCGAACGTAAGGGTGCCATGGGTAGCACCCAGAAACTAGCCAAGTCAGACCTAGCCATCCACGTCGTCCTCCCCGAGTCTGGAGAGGGTCTAGTGCCCGGAGAACTCGGCACCGTAGCTCTTTACATAGACAAAGACCGTTATGGCGTTACAAAGGCAAACAGTCAGCTTAGAGAGTACCGTGCAGGGCACATGCGCTCCTTCTGGGGCACGTTCACCATCCCAGCCACTGGATTATCACACGCAGTCATCCAAGCACCCAGCAACAATGCAACAAACAAAGTCCCATACAACTTCAGATAGATTACGGCGTGTCGATTTGACAGCCCCAAATCCAAATATATATAGTCTTCCCTGTCAGCTAGTTTTCCCAGTCTCCCCAGCGAGCCCCCCTAAAGGGCTCGCAACGGAAGGAAGGGAAGACTACCCATATAAGCACCACCGCCAAATGAAAGGATAAAAATCATGGCGTTAGTAAAAATCGAGTCCGCTGAAGTCCTGCGTCACGTCGGGTCACGCGGAGCTTTCGCAGTAGGCGAATACATCACCCTCCCATCGGGTGCATCATTCCAGAAGCAGTACACCGTATGGCAGGATGGTGAAGCTCCAGCCATTGGCAGCATCGTCTCCGTCATTGGACAGCTCGGCATGAAAATCCGCGAATATGCTGCACCTAGTGGCATGAAGCACGCCATCGACGTGTCAGTCAATGAGCCTGAAGTAACCGTTATTGGGGCAGCTAAGCCTGCTACCGTAGAAGAGACAGCTGCAGCAATCCAAGACATCGCAGCATCCACCGGAAAGGAGCTACCCTTCTAATGACTGAGGCAAAGAAACCCACCCCAACACAGCGAGTCAAAGAACTAGAGGCAGAAGTCAAGCGTCTAGAGGATGCCATCATGAAGCTCAATCAGCACATGGGGCTTGAGCTCGCCAAATACGGAAATGAACAGTACAGCCTAGGCGATGCTGAAGGTTATGCTCGTGGACGTAAGGAGATGGAGGCAGCTTTCGCTGCACAGTCCGTCATCCAACGCTGGAAGTTCAAGGCATAGCATGTATGCCATCGTGTACAGTGTCACAGGCTTACCCGTCACTCAAGGCTCTAAAGCCATCTCACGCTCGGGACGTATGTACGAAACTGGCAAAGGATGGGCAGGGTGGCGTAAAGCCATCAAAGAAGCCACAGAAGAGCAGGTAGAGCTAACTGACACTGTACTCGGTGGCGTCCGCGTTAGCCTCACCTTCCGCTTCCCACGACCTGCCAAGCCTAAGTATGACTATCCCCTCAAAGACATAGACAAACTATGTCGTGCAGTACTCGACGGGATGACAGCAGGAGGCATCATCGAGGATGACAAGCATGTCGTGTATCTCACTGCTTACAAGGAATACCACGAACACCAAGGCGTCATCGTACGCATCGACCCACTATGAACTACACACCACGCCACGCGAAAAGGAATAGAACCATGGAACGCATCCACACCATCATCCGAGTAACCATCTGGACATGCCTAGCAATCACCGGGCTCATCCTCGCAGACGTCTTCGGAAGATACCTCATCGAGATATTACCGTGAGCCAACACCACAAAGCAGCGAAATGGAGTGGCACCCGTGTCAGCAAAGCAAGAGCCAACATCAAGGCACAGCTACCCTTACCATGCGTTGAGTGTGGTGCAGCAGTCATGCCAGAAGATGCGTTTGACGTGGGACATATCCAGCCACTTAGCCAAGGTGGAGACGCTGCACAATATGGAGCAAGTCATCGCAAATGCAATCGAGCAGCTGGAGGCAAACTCGGACGAGCAATCGTAAACCATCAGCGCAAACAGACTAGACATTGGTAACGAAATGGTAACGAAAGACAACGCTAAGGGCACAAATGTGCCTTCTTTTGATGTCGCTGGCAACCCACGCGATGCTTTCAGCTCTTTTTTTTTACAGAATGAGCCAATCCCCCTGCATGTCAGTGATTACGCAGGCTCTGAGCAGTTCGCCGATGAGTTTTTGCTCGGCGCAAAAGCGATGGGCTTCGAGCCAACTCCACAGCAATGGAAAATCGCCTGCGCACTGAACGCATGGGACGAAGAGAAGCAGCGACCACTGCAGAGAATTATGGGAGTGTGTATTCCTCGACGTGCAGGAAAGACAACAGCCCTCCTTGCTCTTGCGATTGGTAGGTGCCTTGCCCGTCCGGGTCACATCGTGCTCTTCACTGCACAGAATGGAACCAAGGCGTCTGCACGCTTCCTAGAACTTGCGCGTGCTTTGGAGCGTGTGGAGCCTGATGACGATGCGCGTGGCTTCCGCATCATGAGGGGGGCAGGTAATCAGAACCTACGCTTCGCCAACGGCTCCATCTTCATGGTGTTGCCTCCCAAGCCCGATGCTTTTAGAGGGGACTCCGGGGACACCATCGTCCTCGACGAGGCACAGGAGCATGACGCTGCAGACTCTAGTGAGCTACTCGGTGCCATCCTCCCCACTATGGACACTCGACTCGGTGCACAGCTCATCGTGGCAGGTACTGCAGGGCTCCATCGCAGTGGTCTCTTCTGGGACACACTTGAGGAGGGTCGCAATGGCTTCCCTCGCACTGGCATCGTAGAGTTCGCAGCACCCGATACGACCACCGAAGAGGAGGCTGGAGACCGTGAACTATGGCAGAAGGTGCATCCCGGTATCGGTACACTCACCGATTTGGAGACCATTGAAAACAACTTCAACCGTCTCC